CGCCGTCACCTTGCGAACGAAGCACACCTCCACGCCGTCGTCGTCCGCTATGACCGCGAGCTGGCGCCCGCGCGACCAGGAGACGTCGTCGCCGGTCAGGTCCAGGGTGCCGGCGGCGTCCGGGCCGAAAGCCTCGAACGTCGGGCCCTGCGCCTGGTAGTAGGGGTCGTCCGCGGCCATGCCGATGTCCAGGAACCCGCCGAGCGCGGCGCCAGACTCGGTGCCGACGAGCTCGTAGCTGGTCCCGTCGGGCGAGATGTGCTCCGCGGCCTCGAAGACCTGCGCGTGCGCTCTCGAGCGCACGACCGTCAGCAGGACATCCTCGGTCGCCATCAGGTGCTCGGGGACCTCCAGGGGGCGGAAGAGGTCCGCCTCAGGGGCCTGCTGGGGCGGGGTCCCGCCGCCGGGCCGGTTCTCGAAGTCGGTGCGGCGGACGCCATACACGTCCGGCATGACGCGCAGCGAGGTCTCCTCCGTGAGGGGGTCGGTGCCGACCTCCATCACCCGCAGCACGTCGTCGAAGTCGTCGTCCGTGATAGCGGCCCCGGGGAGTAGCTCACGCGCACCTCGAGCCACGGAGATCGTGAACTGGGCGGCGCCCCCGAGCTCCTCCTGGGAGCGCTGCTCGGCCAGGACCCCGGCCGTCCGGAAGTGAACCGTCGAGACGATCGGCACCTCCCGGGCGTTGGCGTACTCCTCGTAGCCCACGGAGCCGTCGTCCCGCACCATGATGGTGGAGTCGCCGAAGTTCTGGTCCCGGTCGGTGAACTTGAAGGTCAGCTTGTCGACGATCTTCTTGCCGAGCAGGGTCTCGCGCTCAGGAGGACCGCCGGAGTGCAGGTCGGCTGAGATGTTCGGCAGGGTTCCGGACGGTTCGCGGATCCGGCGGAAAGAGAGGCGCCCCTCGTTCAGGGTGTCTATGCAGAGGAGCACGCCGTGGTCCTGCAGGATGGCGCCGAGCAGGGACGAGACCTGCTCGCCGTTCACGGCGACCACCGACGCTCGCAGGTCCAGGGCCTCGTACTCGGCTCCCCAGTCCTCCAGGGACTGGAGGTCCCACGGCTCCAGGCCGTCCGGGTCCAGGCCGAGCCCGCCCGGCCATGGGTCGAACAACAAATCGGCCACGACGTGCGCAATGTTCGCGCCGTCGTCGCTCTCGAAAGAGTACGTCTGTACCGTGCCGTTGGCGTTCGCGCCCGCGGTGCCCGCCTCCAGGAAGATCCGGGTGCGCACCTCGAAGATTGGGTCCCCGTCGACGTTCACCCCCGTCTGCACCTCCACGGCGGTCGCCCGGCGTACCTCGTAGTCTCCGTCCGCGATGCCGTTCCCGGCGACGGCGATCGGCCGGCCCGGCTCGATCTCCTCCGTCAGGTCGCCGTCGGCCTCCAGGTAGCCGACGTCCGGGTTCGCGTTGGCCACGAAGTCGTCGACGTCGGCGATCGGACCGTCCAGGGTCGCGGTGGGCTCGTACCAGGGGTCTGATCCCGTCAGGAACGCCCCGGTCGGGCGCCTCTCCAGGACGTAGTTGAGCACCGGCCAGATCGGGCTCGGGCCCAGGCGCTTCTTGTTCCAGTGTATGTAGCAGAGCCGTGGCCAGCGCGACGAGATGGTGACCCGCGAGGCGCCGCCGAGGAACGCGTTCACGGGCTGCGTCTGCTCTCCCCAGTGGATCGTGAACGAGCCCTCCTTGCCGAGGTCCACGGTCGTGCCGCTGGGGTGCGACTGCCTCGTGATGGGCCCATCGAAGATGGTCTCGCCCGACTGGGCGATCCGGTGCAGAGCGTCGCACGGGCCCACGGCGAGCACGTGCCACCCGGCCTCGTACCAGACGTCCTGTTTAGGCGTCGACAGGCCCTTCCCGCCGGGGGCCTTCTCCTTCCTCTTCTCCCGGTCGCCGGCCCACGCGACGCACGGCCCGACCTCCCGGATGCCGATCAGCCAGTTGCAGTAGGAGCCGCGCGTGGTGAGCGTGGTAGGCTTGTCGTCGGAGATCGGCTTGTCGTTCCTCTTGGCGAGGAGCTTCTGCGCGAGGATCGAGATGCCCACTGAGAGTGCCATCAACCCTATCTGGACCCATCCGAGCGGGTTGCGCCGGGCTCTACTCATCGTAGGGGTCCTCGTCATCCTGCATGATGCCCCAGAAGATGAAGAGCACGCCCGCGAGCAGTAGGCCGTAGGCGATCAACGGAGCCACCGCCACCTGTCGCCGACGCGGAACGCGCCGTGAAGGGTCTCGTAACCCGTCCCTAGGGACCATCCCGCGCGGTGCACCCCGGCGCCCGGCGTGCAGTGCCAGAGGTGGCTCGGCGAGGTGCCGACGAGCATCACGTGGCTGGGCCCCGCCCCCTCCGGCCCGACGACGAGGATGTCGAAAGGCTGAACGCGGCGGTAGTCGACGGTGTGGACGGGCTGGTACAGGTCGCGGAGCGCCTGTAGGGCGACCTGCGAGTTTCGGTGATCGTGTAGCGCCACGTCGGCCGGCATCGAGGGCGACTGAGCCCGCGAACGGCCGTCGATGTCGTCGATCGCCCCGAAGACGAACCCGACGCAGTCGGCCAGGACGCCTCGGCAGCGCTGGCCGGAGCCGTAGCGCGTGCCCTCCCAGCAGGAGAGCACGTCGTTCATCGATTCGACGATCAGCTCGTTCGCGCCGGAGCCGGCCACGCTGATAATGTCGTCGATGTCCAGCGGTTCGTGCTGAAGGCTGAGTGTTCTGACTCTCATATAGCGTGCCACCCCCCGGAGGGGTTCTGGATGATGACGTTGTAGTTAGGCGTGGCGTACCCGAAGCCGAGGAAGTGCTCCTCGTCGTCCCACACGTCCCGCGCGTCCTCGATGGTGCCGTGCGAGCCCGGGACGAACAGGATCGACGCTGCTCCGGCCAGCAACCAGTCGGCGGGCGGGCGCTCGCGGAGGACGAACACGGTGGGGTCCGCGATCGTCCAGATATGGATGCCGATGCGCGCGCCGTCCCTCTCGAGCCAGCCTCTCTCCCAGAAGCGGTCGTTAGTTCCGCCGGGAGCGGTCGGGCTCGTGATGGATCCGTTCGGTGTGGAGATGGTGATCTCCTTGCCGTCAATCACCGCGATCTGTCCTGTCTGGTCGTGAGTCGCCTGGACGAGGCCGGACATTGGACCGAAGATTCTCGCCTCGTCGTGGTGGTTCATTTGCAGGCCGAGGTTGACGTCCAGGCGCGACTTCGCCGCCAGCGCCTGGATCGCTACCCGGTTCGGCCGGCGCTGGTGGTTCTGGAAAGCCCGCTCGACCTGGCCGCGGAACAGCACGAGGTTCGTGCCGGCCTCCCCGGCGGTGAGCCCTCGGATCTGCTGCTCGATCCGGATGTAGGTGGGCGAGTGGGGCAGGCCGTCCGACAGGCGCTCCGTGAAGGCGTCCAGAGGGAGGACCACGCGAGCCTCCTTCTCTTGGAAGGTGCCCACGTTGTCCGGTATCTCCACCTCCATAGTCGGGGTGCTGACGAAGGGCCCAAAGTCTCGCTCCAGGTCCGTGTAGCGGGCGATGCTCGCCTGCCCGGTGCCGTGGCGGAGCTCTACCAGGACGTACGACTCCTTCTCCGGGCGGTCGATGGCGTCGGTCACAGGGGGACGTCCTTCTCCTCAAGGGTCTCTATCACCCTGAGCGTGGTCTCCGCCAGGCCAGCGTTCGTCCAGGTCTCCTCCATCTCGTCTGAGTCGAATCGTACCCGGCGGGCGCGCGCCACGCGCACCACGTCATCCACGTCTAGCCCCGAGGGGAGCACGGGGTCCACGTTGATCTTGTAGACGATCCCCAGGTCGTCCACGGAGACGGCGTCGCGGACGTAGAAGGTCCCGTCCCTGAGGACCAGGCCCACCTGCCCGCCCTGAAGCTCCTCCTCGAAGTCTCCGAAGTCGCCGAAGGGGGCCACCGAGATGAAGTTCGGGTCGAGCTGCACGGTGGTCCAGATCCGCTCGTGATCGACGTGCCAGAACGACCGCAGTCGTCCTCGGCGGGTGTCGAAGAACTGTACGAGTCGCCAGAATGACGACTGGGCTGGCGCGTCACCGCAGTCGCGGCCGTTCACGAACCTGAGCTCGTGGCGCTCTCTCGAGCGGGAGGCGAGGGGGGAGACCCCCCGGGCGCGGCCGGACGTGAATTCCGAGCCTTGCCTAGAGCGCCCCCTCCTGACGCCCTCGGACCAGTCTGGGTCCGTGTCGAGGATCGGGACCCCGAGGTGGGTCGGGGTGTCGACCGGGGTGTCGGCCTTCGTCGGCGGGAGTTGACTGGCGCCGGGGACCTCGTCCACGGTGAGGGACACCTCCGCGAGGCAGCCGACCTCGTGCAGCATGTCGACCTCGAGCGCCACCTCGCAGTCGATGACCGGGATCAGCATTGAGTGGGTGCGCACCTCGACGCCCAGTGGGGCGGTCAGTTCGATGTGCCCGGACTGGACCGCCTGGATAAGGTGGTAGGAGTGAGAGGAATAGCTGCCCGTGTACGTGAGCTGGATGACCGCCACGCGGGCGCCCGTGAACCATCGACCGCGGGTGGTGTCGATCAGCAGGGTGTCGTCCCCAGAGCCGTACGCCTGCATCAGGATGCGCAGGTCCGGGTAGAGGGGGATCTGGATGCGCGAGGCCGTCAGGCGTCGCAGGAAGACGTACAAGCGGTCCAGTCGGGAGAGGTCGTCCGCGTCGAACTCGTCTCGGGTCTGCCTCCAGACGACGTCCATCGAGCGCGACGGCTTCAGGCGCAGGCCGAGGCGGGACTCGGCGCCCGTGGCCGCGATGACGACGTCGGTCAGGTAGGCGGAGCGCAGCACGACCTGATCGGCCCAGTCATGGAGGAACAGCTCGGCGTCGTCGGCCAGTGCCAGAGGGAAGACTGGGCCGGAGGAGCCCCGCCGCGCGAAGTTCTCGCCGCTGATTCGCGAGACCAGCGCCTGGTCTACGGCGTTCGCGGCGCCTGCGAGGCCCCCGACCTCCACGTCGAGGCGGGTCACTACGGCCCGCGGGCTTATGCTGGCGAAGACCTCGCCACTCATCCGCGAGATTAGCGCCTGGTCGACCGCGTTCGCCGCGGCCGCAAGTCCTCCGACCTCCACGTCGAGGCGCGACGCGGCCGCGCGACTGACGGCCGAGAAGAGGACCTCGGCCGAGAGGCGACTGACTAGCGCCTGGTCGACGGCGTTCGCGGCGCCGGCCAGGCCGCCGACCTCTACGTCGAGGCGGGTGATGGCCACGGGCTCGTCCGTCTGGGCGAGTACCTCCCCGCTCTGCCTGCTGACCCTCGCGTCGACCATGAGCCCCCTCAGTCGCGGGTCAGGAGATCAGCTTCGCGCCTGCCTGCAGCCCGTCGATATCAGCCACGACCCATGCCGCAGAGGTGTTCGGGTCGGTCTCGCGCACGTCGTAGTGAGTGACCAGGGAGGTGGAGGTGAACGTGACGGTCTTGGTTCCGACCTCTGCCGGAGTGCCGGTCGTCTTGCGGTAGTAGAACTGCACGTCCCTGGAACCGGTGGCGTCCATCCTGCCGCCGAGGCGGGTCTCGATGCCTACCACGGTGACGTTGCGGATAAGGAGCGTGTTTGCTAGCGCGGCCAGCTCGACCTCCGCCGCCGTGGAGGTGGAGACGCGCTTGTCGTCCTCATCCGCTGATTGCGTGGTGGCGGCCTCGTTCCAGGCGTCCTCAAGTGAGGCCGCTCCTCCCTGGAGGTCCCACTGGAGGGTGGCGCCGTCTCCCGTGACGTCTATGGCCTCGACCTCGAACTCGCCGACCTTGCCGTTGTTCACGGAGCCGACACCGTCGAGAGCGTAGAGGTCGTCGACGGCGATCGAGGTAGACGGGTTCTGGGTCAGAGCGAGCTCGAAGCGGTCGGCCCCGTCCGCGCCCTGGTTCGCCGTGTTGACGCCGGTGTTCGCGGCACTCCAAGTAGCGACCATGTTCTTTCGGTATCGGTCGTGGTAGCGCAGCGAGAAGGATCCGTTCGTGCTAGTGCGTACGACCGCCTCGAACTCGAAGTACGTCCAGTTGTTCTCGGTGATGTTCCCGTCGAAGCTGTCGACCGAGGTCGCGAGCGTAGTTGCTCCTCTCATCACCCTCATCTTGTAGCGGTTGCCGCCCGGCTTCGACTCGTTGAACGCCACGAACTCGACGCGCAGCTGTTCGCCGGCGGCGCTGCGCAGGGAGATGTATGGGATCACGGTCGCGCTGGGCGACAGTCCGTTGCCGCTGTTCATGCGCATTGCCCATCCGAGGACCCACGTGTTCTGGTCGGCCGCGCCGTCCAGCAGGTCGACCGTGGTCAGGAGCAGGTTCGCCGAGCTGATCCCGGAGTTGTTACCGCGGTGGCCGATCTCGGTAGCGATCGTACCCGTCGCGGCGGCATATCCACGTTCCAGGATGGTGATATTACGCTGGCCCTCGAAGCCCTCCATCTTGCGTAGGGTCACGTGGCGAGCTCCACGCCGAACTGCCCGCCGTCTACGTCGGCCACGTCCCAGGCGAGGCTGTCGAAGGGATTGGCGGACATCACGTCCGCCACCGAGGCGTATGCCGTGTTCGCGACCGCATGAGTAGCGATGTCTACGACTGACGTGCTCGGGTCTCGGTAGCGCGTGT